GCGCCGCTGTACGATTCCAGCCCTTCGGCGACGCCGGGATTGCCTGCCGTGCCCGGTGTTGCGCCGGAACCGGAAGCACCGCCGGCTGGACCGAGACGACCGCCGCCGACACCACCAGCGCTCGACGAACCCTGCTTACCGCCTTTCGCTGTCCAGATCGTCGTGTCGCCGGTGAATGTCGTGTCACCGCCATCAGCGGACGCGGCAGACGCGCCGACGCTGAAGTTGTAAAGCGTGTTCGGCGTGCAGGGAATCGTGCGCCGTGTGTATTCACCAGACCCACCGCCGGCGCGCGGGCCGCTCGCGCCGGTGCCTGACGGAATCGTGCCGCCGCCGGCCGCCTGCAAAATGATTTCGATGGCCTGCGCCCAGCTCGGCGACGTGACCGAGCCTGCGCCGCTCGTCGTGACGGTGACGAACGTGCTGTTGCTCTGCGTGCTTCCCGCAGCCGGCGGCACCGGCGGGAAGATGAAGATAAAGCCGCGCTGCTTTTTTCTGAACGGTGGCTGCATCATCACGCGACCTCGACGCCACTGATGCGGCAGGAAATCTTGCCGGCGACGTCGGCGATCAAGTCAATGAAGTCGCCGGTCTGCATGTTGGTCGAGCATGACGCCTGCAGCATCGCGCCAGCAGCGCCCGCCGGCGCAAGCACAAGCGCAGGCACCAGTGCGAACGCGTTGCTCGAGGCCTGCCCGCTCGGCGTCAGCCGCAGCGTGATCGTGTGCGCGACGCTGTCGGTGTTGGCGAACCAGATGTCCTTGATGATTGCCTTCTTGCCCGACGGCACGGTGTACGGAGCGCCGGCAGCAGCTGGTGCGAAGCCGGTGGCCATTGTGATGAGGACGACGGTATTCAGTGCCATCAGTTAGCGCCCACCCATGCGCTGATGTCGTTGAAAATTGAGTATTGGATGAAGTTCTGCGTCCCATCGACGCCGACCGAAATCACGCCTAGCGTGCTGACGAAAATCGTGTCGGTGTTCAGAACCGCCGTGATGCCGACGCGCACATAGCGCATCGAACTGACAGCGACTTGCGCATTCACGCGCGTCCAGGCGTCGCCGACGTTCACCTTGTATTCGATGTACGGCTGCGCGACGCCGCTGAGATTCAGATATTGCAGATTGCTGATGACGGTCGCATTGATGATGCCGCCGAGGTCGAGCGTCTGGCTTACCAGTCCCGAGATGCCTGCGGCGTGATACGTCGCCAGCGCGTTCGGATAGTTGGTCATCGCCAGCGGGAAAAGCGTATTCCACACGCTCGCCGTGTCGGTCATCCAGCCGCCGCTCTGCGCCGACATCAGCGTCAGAATGGGCGCGCCGGGGTCGAAGTTGGTGTAAGAGCTGGTCGTGTTCGGCGTGACAGTGATGTCGCAGTAAGCCGCGTTCGCTGATGGCTGGCCCTGCGGGAATGTCGCGCTGCGCACCGAGTCGAGTGCCTTGATGAAAATGCGGTGCAGGCCTGACGGAATCAGCGTGGTGTTCAGCGTGTTGCCGGGAAACGCGACGAAGGCGGTGAATTGCGCGCTCGCCCAGGTGTCGGTCGTCAAGCCGTAGCGAATCTCATATCCGGTCAGATCAAGGTCGGTCGCTGCGCCCCACGTCAGCCGCGTCTCGCCGTTGGTCGAATAGCCGGTGATGATGGGCACGTCCGACGGAATCGACAGCTTGCCGCTGTTGGTGATGTTGAACGTGGACCACGCGCCTTCGACCAGCGCCGAGCGCGCGCGCACCTGCAGGGTATAGGGCAGATTTTCCGGCAGCGCATCGGTGACGAACTTGAGCTGATCGTGCGGCACGGAATAGCTCGACTGCTTCGTGCCCTGCGTGATGAGGACGTCATAGCCGTCGAGCAGGACATATCCGAAGTAAGCGATGCCGCCGCTGGCATAGTCGGCGGTGGTCGGTCCGTCCCATGTGATGATGAAGCGCGACGCATAGCGCCCCGTCTGAATCTGGTAAACGTCTTCGACGGCGTTCAGCCCGACGACGTTCGGCACGATCAACGGCGACGGCAGCGTGCTATCCATCGACGACGGGCCAGACGCCACGTCGTTCGAATACTTCGCATCGTCATACTCCAGACCGCTGACGCTCCATCGCCCAGGCTGCGCCGGGTCGAGCTTGAGACAGCGGAAGAGCTTGGCCGAAAGTCCGATGGGATGCGTCAGGTCGAACACGTCGCCGATTTCCATGCTTAGCCCATCGTCGAACATGCTGAACGTGCAGGACAGATCGGAGACGAGCGCTTCGTTCAGGCGCTCGACGGCGTAGCGATAGGCTTCGGCATAGCGCGTGATTCCCGGCTTCGCGATCTGCGTGACGCGTCGCGTCGTCGTGCCGTCAAGAACGCCCGGCGCATAGGCGGTCGCCTGCGCGTCGGTCCATGGCGTCTTGCTGGTGTCGGTGTAGGTCACCTGCACGACGGTCGGCAGGTTGCCGATGTCCTTCTTCGACAGCTTCAGCGTGCCGCCGACGATGCGGTCAGGACCGAGCGACACGACCGACGTCGATGGCGCGTCGAGAACCAGCCGCCACGTGTTGCCTTCCTTGAACGGAAAGCAGCCGGCGTAGTCGCACAGCACGGCGAGCCACGTGCGTTTCGTCTGCGGCGTGTCCAGCATCACGTCGAGCTGGTTGCGCACCGCGCCGCCGACCAGCTGATTGTTGCGTGCAGCGAGCGCGGCAACGTCGGTCCAGTTGACGAGGCCGCCCAGTCCATAGTCGGCATTGGTGATGAAGTCCGCGATGCAGTAGGCAGGAACTGTCGAATAGGCCTTCGCGCCGCCATTCACGGATGCGACCTTGAAACCACGCACGGTCGCATTCAGCGTCGGGAAGCCGCTGGTCTTGCTCGAGGCAATGCCGACGACGCTGTAGCAGATGCCCGGCAGCACGTCGGCATACACCAGATGCTCCAGTCGCTTCGCGTTGACCAGCGTCGGGTCCGGTGCGACTTGGTTGCCGAGATAGTTGGTCACGTTGCTGGTCGTGATCGTGTTCGACACTTCGACCGACTCAATCGCCGACACGCCGGCCGTCGTGCCGTAGCACCACACCACGAGCAGATAGAGCAGGCCGCCGGTCACCTGCACGCCGGCGATGCGTCCGCCGACTCTGCGTCGACCGTAGACCAGCGGCAGGATGCTGCCCGCGCCGGCGATCATTGCCTGCTGCTGCGAATTCTTGCGCGACGTTTTGTTCAGCGTCGACCGGGGCACATACGGGTCGACATAGTTGCCATTTCCGGTCAGCGCCAGAATGTAGTCGAGCGAGCCGGCATAGTTGCTTGCGCCGCTGCCGGGCAGGTTCGGCACATTGGCAAGGTCCGACGACATCGGCGCTGCGCCGATGCTCGGCGTCGCGGGCGCGTTCGGGTTCGGATAGAACGACGACGGCATGGCCTACAGCTCGCGCAGCGCCACGGTGACGGTCAGGACTTCCGGTTCGGCTGGCACGCAGACCGGTGGCGCAGCGAAGACGCACGAATAGGTGACGCCGTCCAAGTCCCACGCGAAGTCGAAAAAATCGAAGCGGTGCAGATCGTAGAACGCCATGAGCGCGGCGAACGCGTCCTTGGTCAGAATGTGCTTGATGGTGAATCGACTTTTGCGCGCAGGAAACCAGCCGCGAACATGAACGCCACCGCCGACGTCTTGGTCGATGGTGCGGTCATCCACTGCATCCTGCTGCGAGCCGAGGACCTGATTGAAGCCGGGATAAGTCGCCATCTCAGAAACTTTCTGGTTGCAGAACGTAGGACTGACCGCCGAACACGATGACGGTGCCCGGTGGCGGCAACATGCTGAAGCCCTGTTCGACGGTGATGTATTTCGCCGGCGCGTATTGGACGCCGTCTTTCGCCTGACGCAGCGACACCTTGATGGCGGTGACGTTGGTGTCGATCTCGACATCGCCGCCGACGCCGTCGAACAGCAGCACCGGGTCGTCGTCCTGCGGGTCGTCGCCGTAGAATTTGAAAATGCGGATGGTGCGGTCAGCGATGCCTTCTTCCAGAATGAGCGTGCTGATGTCCAGTTCGGTGTTGTCGATGCTGAGCGACCCGCCCTGCGTCGCCGATGTCGCGTCGACACCGATGCCGGTGACCGCGAAGCCCCACGCCAGCCAGTCGTTGCCGAGAACCGTCACGTCGCCGCGCGAGCAGAGACGCACCGGACTGCTGAACAGCATTTCGAGCAGGTAGCCCGGTGCCGTCAGCGGCTGCGCGATCTGCGTCGAGACGGAGACGGACAGCGCGCGCGTCATGGTCCGCTGCCGGCCAGGTTGCCGACTTCGGTGCCGGTCACGTCGACGTGGACGTTGACGTTGGTCGGCGTGCGCGCTGCAGTGAGCGATGTGTTGGCGGCATCGGTCTGCGTGTCGGCTGCGGTGTTCATCTTGTCGGCAGCCTTCGCCAGATCGGACGCCACCGTCGTCATCTTGTCGGCGGCTGCGTCAAGGTGCTGCTGCGCCGTCAGTTGCACATCAGCGCCGGCGGCACCGAGTCGTTGCTGTGCGAGCGTGTCCGTCTCGGTGATGACTTTTTCGAACGCCGCAAGCGGACCCTGCATGGTCTTCAGGAACTCGGCCCACGACGTGGCCTGCTGCTCGGACGTCATCTGGTCCCAGTTGTGTGACGCCTTCCACGCATCGCCGGCCTGCGACAGATACATATTCCACGACTTGGTCACTGCGGCGTCGATGTTCTTGTTCAGTTCCGAAATGCGCGCCGGGTCCGTCGCCGTCTTCAGTTCTTCCTGCCAGCCTTTGATCTGCGCCTGCCAATTGGAATAGCGCTGGTCGTCGGTGCGGATGGAGTCGTCGAGCGTCTCGAGCGTCGACGCGGTCAGCGCTTTCAGGTCGGCCGCGATCTGCTTGATGGCGATGAGCGCGTTGACGGCGGCGGTGCCGTAGGCGGTCGTCGCGGTCGCGAGCGCTTGCGCAGCGGCTGCGCTGTCGTCGGTCTTGCCGATGAGTTCGGTCAGCGCATCGCCCTGCGCGGTCAGCGCCTGGAACTGGTCGTTCGTCGCGGTGACGTAGGCGTCGGACGCTGCTTTCGCCAAGTCCACTTTATCGGCGGCGAATATCAGCCCGGTCGCCGAAGCGATGGCGTTGATATTGTCGATGGAATCCTGCGTCGTGCCGATGGCCGCGATGAGGTTCGACTTGACGGCGTCGGGCAGCCCCTTCGTCACGTCTTCGAACGTGAGCAGCGAGTTGGCAAACTTCGCAATCTCGTCGGCAGTACCGGAGAAGCGGTCGAAGACATCGGCCAGCGGCTTGTCGAGTTCTTGGAAAGCGGCGGTCAGCACCTGCTTCAGCACGTCGCCGCCGTACTTCGTCAAAAAATCTTCGGTGCTGAACGTGCCTTCGATACCGGCGAAGGACATGCCCTGCAGCTTCGTGCGAAGCCGGTCGATCTGGTCGCCGGTCAGGCGCTCGCCGACGGCGTCGAGCGCCTGCGCGATGATCTTGTTGAACGCTTGCGCTGCCTGTCCGCTGAATTGCTTGGTGCCGGCGTCGAGGAACCCGACGTTGCCGAAGAACTTGGACGCCACCGACGCGTTGTCTTCGAATCCGGCCGTGCCCGCCTGAATGCCGAACTGCGCCTGCACTTGCGACGGCTTCTGATTCGCTTGCCAGATCGAATAGGCGGCGACCGCCGCAAGCGCAATCCAGCCCGCGACCGGGATGGCCGCCATTGCAGCGCCCATCGTCGCCATCGCCGGCGCACCGCCGGCCGCCGTGGCGAGCGCCGGCATGAATGCGTCACCGGCAGCACCGGCAGCGAACGCCGCGCCGCCTTCGCCGAGCGTGCTGATGCCGCCGAGCGCCGCAGTGCCGAGCGACGACGCAGCCGAGCCGATCATGCTGCCCGGCCCGGTGAGGCTGCTGGCAAGGCTGCTGCCGACGCCCGACAGCGCCTGCGTGCCGCCCTGCACGACACCGGCTGCCGCGTTGGCAATCGGCTGCAGCAGCGGGCGCAGGACCAGCGTGCGGAACATATCTTCCAGCGCTTTGCGCAGGCCTGCGCCGAAACTTTCGCCCTTCTTGAACGCGTTGAAGAATCCGTCTTCCAGCGCCTTCTCAATGTTCTGCGACGTCTGCTTCCACGCGCGCTCTGTTTCCTGCGCTGCTGCGATGGCGTCGCCGCGAGCTGCAATCCGCTGCCACGTCTGAATTGCAATGGTCAGCTCGCGAATGTCGTGCGCGTTCTGTTGCGCGTTCGCGCTTATCAGTTGCTGATTCAGAATAAAAATTTGCGTCTCGGCGTTGGTCATGCCCATCGTCGCCAGCTGCGTGTCGAGCGACTTGTTCATGTCCTCGAGCGAGTTCGAATAGGCCGTCGCCGACGCGGCGGCGCGCGTGATCGCGTCTTCGACCGACCGCCACGCGTCGCCGGATGCCTTGACGCCAGCCGCCAGCTGATTCGCCGCGTCCGTCTTGCGCATGAAGTCGTCGAGCAGCGCGTTGGCCTTGTCGAACGGCACACGCGCGAGCGCAGCGCCGTACAGATAGAGCGCCGCCGTGCCCATGCCGATGCGCGTGTTCGTCTCGGCCAGATTGCGCTCATACGCTGCCGTCGCGTCGGCGAGACGCTTGACTTCGTCGGCTGCCTTCTTCGCGGCGTCCGCCTGCTTGGTCGCGAACGGCTGCTGCTGCAGCAATTCAGCGACGAGCTGGCGATAGCGTTCAAGGTTCGGAATCGCGCCCGACTGCAGGCCGGCAGTCAGCACGGCCAAGTCTTTCGCGAAGCTCGACGAGAAGCCGAGTGACTTGCCTTCGATGGAATTGATGACGCCGTTAAGCTCGTCCAGTTGCTTCGCGGTCAATCCCGCAGCTTCGCCCAGGCCAATGACGCCGAAGCGGTCGCGGTCCATCGCAGCAGCAAAAGCTACCGACGCTTGATGTGCCTCTTCTTGCTTCTGTCTTAGTTGCAGGTAGGCGCTGACCAGCGTGATGACCGGATTGGCAATCGAATGCCAGATGTCGGCGAGCTTCACGCTGTTGTCGGCGATCTTGACCGTCGGCCCCTCCAGCGATGCCAGCACTTCGCGCAGAGCGACCAGCGCATTGACGACGGCGATGATGCCGGGCAGCAGTTCGTTCGTGATCGCGATTTTCAGTTTGTTCGTGCCATCCTGCAGACGGGCGAACGCGTCTTCCGCTTCGCGCGCAGTTCTGGCCTGCTCGTTGGTGACCGAAGCTGCGACGGTGCCGTTGTCCGCCAGCGTCTTGAGAAACGCGCCGGCGTTCTGCGCGCCCTTGCCAAGCAACTCCATCGTCAGCGCGGTGCGCATGCCGCCTTCTTCGACGCGCTGCAGCGTGTCGGCGACGATCTGCAGCGCCTGTCCAGTCGGCAGCTGGCTCAGCGTCTTCGCATCCAGCCCGAGCTGCTCCAGTGCCTTCGCTGCCTTCGACGAGCCGTCGCCGGCTTCGAACAGTGCCTTGGACAAGCGCGCCGACATGGTCGACACCTGCTCCAGCGAGATGCCGCCATCTTCGGCAGCGAGACGCATGGAAGACAGCGCTTCGGCCGTCGTGCCCGAACGATCAGCCAGCCGCGATAGTTCGGCTTCAGCGGCGATAGTGGATTCGATCATGTGTTCGAAGCCATACGCTGCCGCGCTGATGGTCAGCGATGCACCGAGCGACTTGAACAGACCGCTGACTGCGCTGAGTGACTTGGTCGTGTTCGCCGTGAAGGCTTGCAGTTCCTTGTCCATCCGCTCGACAGCGGTCAGCACTTCCGCGATGTCAGCGCCGAATTTAAGGACCAGTTCGCCGAACGATGCAGTGGCCACGGTCAGCCTTTCTTCGCTTTCGCCTTCTTGCTCATCGCCGACAGCAGGAATAATCCCGTCAGCGCCGTGCTGGAAATGCGTGCGCCTTTCTGTGCCGGCGTCTTCGCCGGCGGCAGGTCGACGACTTCATCCTTCGGCATCGCTTCCTTCATGTCTTCGGTGGTCAGCATGAAGTCGGCAAGCGTTGCGGCCTTGTGCTTGCGCAGGTCGCGGTGCTGGTTCGCGATGAGCGTGCAGAGCAGCGCGTTGCGCAGGTCCTGCCGACGCTCGCCGAACGGTTCCAGCCGGTAATAGTCGACCCAGTCGAGCAGCTCGGCATAGGACATCTCATCGCCAAGCTGCTCGACCGTTTTGCCAAGTGCCAAGGCCACCCGATGCATGAAGCGCTTTAATGGATGACCTCCGATTCTTTTCCCGGCGTCTTCTCCGGTGTTGCGTTCAGCCCGACCGCCTGCGCGATCTTGCCGACCAGATCATTGAACGCGTCTATACGAACCTCGAGCAGCGCGCGTGCTTCTTCGCGCGAGATGACCGGCTTGCCGTCTTCGTCGCACAGCGCTTCGGAGATAAGCAAAAGGGCGAACTCTTGGTTGTTCGCCCCTTTGGACCGCTGCACGTCCTGCAGTGAAAAGACTTTTTTCGCGCTCAGCTGCTTCACGAAAAAGGCTTGCGACACGCCATCGACCGTCACTTCGATCGGCACGATTTTCGGCGCGTACATCGTCAGAAGACTCTGCTTGTCAAACATGCTTCCCTCCTTCACGGAATTGAAAAACCACAACCACCACCACACAACCAGCACGGCGCTCCCTGTTACGGACCTGCAGGGCTGCCGCCTGGTGGCGCGTAATCGACCGAGCCGCTGACCTGCAACGAGATTTTCAGATCGACCTTGTCGTCGGTCTTGACGTCGAGATTCCACGACGTGACGATGCCTTCGAACGTGAAGACGTGGAATTCGCCAGACGTGTCGTCGGGAATCTTGACGCGGAAGGTGTTGGCAGGTGCCTGCGTTGCGTACATCGTGCGCAGGTACATCTGATACGTCTCGCCGGTGAAGTTGCAGTCCATCGAAATCGCACCCCAGTCCGCGAGGCCTTGCAGATATTCCTTGCCCGTGGACTTCAGGTGCGTCGTGTCGATCAACTTCGCTTTGCCATCCGGCCCGGTGATGTTGACGACCTCTTCGATGTCGTGCAGCACGCCCGCGACCAAGACGCTGATGATGGATTGCTGTGCTTTCAAAGCCATGATGATTCCTTCGCCAGTGTTCTAATGGGCCATCGACTTGCCTCCTTTTCTTCGCACGAGCTGGTGCGTCAGTCCCGGTAGTTCCACACGGAAAAATCAAACGTCATGTGATAAAGGCGCGTGTCGTCTTCGTACATTTCGGACCCGAAGCTGTAGACCGAAGAAAACGCGGTCGCTTCGTTCATCATGTCGACGATGGATTCCTTCAGCGCCGTCAGTTGCGGATAGCTCGGCCCGTACAGGTCGAAGCGTATCTGCGCCTTCTCGAGCTTCGTCACGCCTTTCAAATCGCCGACGATGTTGTGCGTCGGCATTGAGATGATGCAGTAAGGCGTGGTCGTGCCTTGCGGCGCGCGCAGCGAGTAATAGCGATTCCCAAGCACGGCGACGACTGGCGCAGTGCCGTCGATGAGCGTGATGACTTTTTCCTTGAGATACATCTATTGGAACCCTGTGCCGGTCATTTCTTGCGTCAGCACGCCGCGCAGCGTCTGCTGCTCGGCATAGTCGCGCGCCACGCTGAGCGCTTCGTTGACCGAGCGCCCGAAGCCGCGTTCCATGAACGGATTGCCCGCCTTCGAACTGTGACCGAACTCGACGAAATACCAGTAGTAAGCGTCTTCGCTTTGCTGCGCCTGGTTCTTCTTGCCGGGGCGGACTTTCGCCTTGACGAAAACGACGTATTGCACGAGGTTCCACGGGACGTCGCGCTTGCGCCGCGCTGCCCAGATGTGACGACGCAGAACGCCGGTGAGCTTTGGCGCTTCCTGCTGCACGCTTTTCACGCCGACGCGCGCCGCGCGCAGCATCGAGCCGGCCGCGACCTTCTCCTTCAGATTGAGCGGCAGCGTCTTCAGCTTGGCACTGATTTCCTTCATGCCGTGGACGCCGACTTCGCTGGAGACGGAGACGAAGCTAACCACTGGTCAGCCCCGTCGAGCAGATCAGTGTGAGTTCGGCGCGCTTTCCCGTCGGGTCCTGCACCGACAGAATGTCGGCTGGCAGGTCGGGCGGGCCGAGCAGAAGCAGCCGATGCAGCTCGGTCACGTCGGGGCGATAGCGCATGGTGATCTTGTACGTCGTCACCGCGCGCACCATCTCGGCGGTCGTCTGCTCTGTCTCCATCTTGCGGAAGCCGAAGAACGGTTCGACCTTGACCATATCGGGGCCGACGTCGGTCCACACCGGTTCGAACGCGCCGAGCGTGTCCTTCGGGTCCGCACGCGCCTGAATCATGCAAGGCGTGCGCAGTTCGCCGGCATTCATGCGAACCTCTTGCGCAGGCAGTAAGGGTCCATCAGCGACTGCGCGCCAGACGGAATCTTCGCGAGCTTGAGCGTCGTCGTGTCTTCGCGATTCTCGTGCAGGTGGCCGAGTGTCAGCAGCATGGCGGCCTTGACCGATTCCGGCATTGGGTTCACTGCCGGCGACGTCATCGGCTTATCGTAGCCGGCATCGAAGCGGATGCGCACGGCGCTCTGTATCTGCCACGTGTCGGGCCACGGGCCGACCAGGTCGACGGGATAGAGCGCCGACGGCTGCGCGACGTCGTCGAGAAAATAGCCGGCCGGGTCCATGACCTGCAGCGTGCCGGTCGTGTCGTAATAGCTCACCGACACGAGGTCGGTGATCGGCCCCATTGGCAGCAGCACGCCATACTCACCGACCGAGGAAAAATCGAACTCCCCCGCAGCGGGGTGGTGATATTCCGAACTCGGAAACGAATCGGCCCAAAATTCCAGCGTCTGCGGCGCGATGGCGATGGCCAGATACTGCTCGCACATCTCGCGCGCGACCGGAATGAAGCTGTCGAACCACGCGTCTTCTTGAGTGTAGTTGACGCGCAGGTGCGCTTTCGCTTCGTCAACGTCGATCTGTTCCTGCGTCGGTGGCGTCACGACGCGAATGCCGAAGCGCAGCAGGTGCGGACCCCTGTGTGGGCGAATCATCATGGCGCGACCTCTTTGGTCCATAGTTCGGCATGCTCGCAATCGCGGTGCTGCGGGAATTCAGGCGTGCCGAGCGTGAAGTGCGCAACCATCGGGCGCGCTGGCTTCGGCTGCACGCCGACGAGCCAGTTGGCTTCCGGCGGCAGTTCGCCGATCTCGCTGTCGGCGAGCCACTTGAACGCGTGCAGATCGCGGCCCGGCCACTGGTTCAGTGTCATCAGATTCAGCCGCGCGTTCGCGGGGTGGTCGACGTTCCACAACATGACCGACGACCACAGCTTGCGCGGATAGACGGTTTGCGCGCGGCCATCCATCTTGGTCGCAGCGAAGCGATGCGTCGGATGCTTGACCACCGCCACCGCCTTCGACTCGTCCATGTACGCAGCGAGCGCCTGCGCCGGGTCCTCGAGGAACACGACATCGCTGTCGACGAACAGGCACCAGCCCGAGTGCGCGAGCAACGGCACGAAGAAGCGCGCGATGGCGAAGCTGGTCGACTGCGACGCCGACGAGTTGAAGTCCCACATCTCGCCGCGCGTGTCGACCGGGCGCGTCAGCATGCCCGACATGCGCAGCCGGTCTTCGCGCAGCGGGATGACGTCGCAGCCGTAGCGCTTCGCGGTCGTCGTCGCGACGTCGAACGACACCGGCGCGCGCGGTTCGAATCCGATGTAGGTCTTCACGGCTTCACCGCTTCCAGGCGCATGTCGCGATAGTCGCGCTTGCCGTGGAACTGCAGCGCGCCCGGCTTGATGTCGACGAAGCCGGCGGCCTTCAGCTCGTGCGTCAGTTCGTACACCGTCCAGCCCCAGCGATGCATCATCAGCGGATTCGCGCTGCGCGGGTCACCGAACAGGCCGCGCCGCGCCGCGTCGTGGTCCATGACGCCGGTGGTGATGTGGCGGCAGACCTTGAGCAAGTCGGGCAGCTCGACGATCAGCACGCCACCCGAGCGCAGCACACGGAACCATTCGCGCAGCGCCAGCGGCGCGTCCCACCGCTCCAGATGCTCGACGACATGGATGGCAGCGACTTCGTCGGCGAAGCCATCCGGCAGCGGCAGCGCCTTGACATCGCAGCGCAGGTCCGCGCCGTCGGCCACGTCGATGTTGATGTAGCCCGGCCACAGCTTGCGACCGCAGCCGACGTTCAGCTTCTTCGGCAGCGCCTGCAGGTTAAGCATGTTCACGGGCTGGCGCTCCCTGTTGCTGTGCGGCATGCGCCGCGAGTCGGGCCAGCAGATAGCGCCACGCTGCGGCAGCCTCTTGCGGCGTCCACTGCCACCACGCCAAGCTGCGCAGAAAGCGCAGGCGCTGTTCCACCGTGGGCATCATCGGATTGGCGATGTCGTTGTCGTACAGCGCCGCCGCCGCGCCGTCTTCGCACGCGACCGGGATGCCGGCGATGCAGGCGTCAATCGCAACATTCGAATGCCGGCAGACGACCAGCGACGCGCCGGTCAGCACTTCCGCAATCGGCATGCCTGCCATGCGCTTAGTGTCGGGCAGCGTGCGCGGGTCGTGGTCGCGCTTCGGCCGGTAGATGACTTCGCTGCGCGGATAGGTTCGGCGGATGCGCACCAGCGCGGCGCGCTCCCAGCTCGTTTCTTCGATGCCGAGTACCTTGTTCGCTTTCGGGCCAAGGCCCACCAAGACAATCGGGCCATCGGGGTCGTGATCGTCGCGCAGCTTGATGCCGTAAGAATCGAAGCGGTCAGGTTCTTCGTCGCGCAGCCACGCCTGCGGATGATCGGCGTCGATGGCCACGCGCATCGCATGATTGTCGCGGTGCCGGTTCCAGTAGCCGAGGTCCCATCCGATGGCGTGCCGCCCGCTCGCGACGTGCCGGAAGAACCACGGGCGGCGCTGCGCATGGCCGATGCCGTAGGTCATCAGCAGATCGCAGTCGCCGTGATAAGTGAACCGCACCTTGCAGGCGACCGGCGCTGCGTCGGCCAGCGCCTGCATCATCCGCGCGGCCGGCAGAATCATCTCGTGCGAGACGATGAGTTCACAGCGCATCAAGCCATCTCCGGTAGGTGTCTGCCACGTCGTCGAGCGACAGCGCGTGCAGCGCCATCGTCTCGGCCCGGTGGCGACGTTCGGCGACCGGGGCCAGTGTCTCCAGCCCGGCCGCGAACTCGTCGGCGCTGTCGGCCCACAATTCAGCGCCCGACGCGATCTCGAGCGCGCCCGCTTCGCGTGACACGATGCACGGCGTCGCCGAGCCTTGCGCGTTGGCGAGCTTGGTGCCGGCTTTCCAGTGCGTCGGCGCGTAGCCGCATTGCACGCGCACCGCGACGACAATGTCGAGGTCGGACAGCGCGTTCGGATTGATGACGAAGCGCCAGCCGTGGCTGCGACACTCGACGTCAAACCACGTCTGCCACTTGCCCAGGTACTGCAGGCCGCCTTCGTAGCCGACGGTCGCGACCTCTTCGCGGATGGGATTGCGCTGCAGACCGGGGCGCGCGTGATGTGGCAGCGCCAGCACCGGCACGCCGAACGGTTCGCAGTCGTTCGCCATCGCTTCGGTCGCGGCAACGATGGCGTGCGGACTGACGCGGTCGACTTCGCTGCGCAGCCAGTCGATGCATTCGTCCTTGCTCCACGAATTGCCGACCTGCTGCGGCCACGCGTCGACGATGTCCCACACCACCGGCACGCGCGCGGCGTGGATGCGCCCGAGCAGGTCATTGTTGGCGCGCTTGACGATGACCGCCAAGTCGATGCCGTCGAAGTTCACGGCGTTCGGCAGCACCGTCGCGCCGATGGCCGCGCCGAGCTGCACGCCGCGAATCTGCCACGACGCCGACGTGCCGCGCCCGGTGATGAGGACGTTCATGCTTTTGCCGCCTCCAGATCGCGCTCGGCGACGATGACGAAGCTGTCGGCGAACTGTCGCGCCGCTTCCACTTCCTGCGTCAGCCACGTGCCGTCCTCGTTGCGGCGGACCAGCACGACCAGCGCGCCCGACGGAACCAGCGCCCGGTCGCCGGGCCGCCATTGATGCGAAGCGCGCATCATTGGCCCCGTCGCCCTTGCGTCTTCGTGCGCCGCTGCTGCTTCACGCGCTTGGCCCGCGCCTGCTTCACTTTCGCCACGGTGTTCTGCGGCACCAGCGCGGGCGTGTTGGTGGTGGTCATCGGTGCGACTTTGCCCATGACTTATTTGCGTCCGACATACAGGTCGGGCCACGGGCCGAACAGGGACAGCAGCCACAGCACGACCACGATGATGACGACGACGTAGATGATCTTTTTGATGCCGGGGTCGATCATCGTGCCCCACCGATTGAGCGCATAAAGTCCGAAGCCGACCAGCAGCAGAATGACGACGACGGCGATCAGAGACATGGCCTGCTCCTTTTAATTGAGTAACGTCTTCAGCGCGGTGCCGTCGGCGACTTCGCTTTCACGCCACTGCGCCCACGCCAGTTCGCGAAACATCGCGAGCCGCGCAGCGCTGTCGCGTTTCGGTTCGCCGCCGAACTCGGACAGCGGTCGGCACGCCGACGCGCCAATCCAGCGCGGGAAGGCGTACCAGACCGGCACGCCAAGCACGAGACAGCGCAGCGCTGCGCCGCTGTTCCAGGTGACGACCTGCTTCACGTTCTGCAGGTCGTCTTCCAGCGAGACGCCACGCACGGCGTCGGGGTGCTGCCGGATGCGTCCGCCGATCTGGCGCTGTACCATCTCGGCCCATCCGTGCGGCGCGGCGATGCGCGGTTCGCCGAAGCCACGCTGCGCCAATATCAGCGTCTCGGTGCCGTCGTCGCGCCAGTCGGCAAGCTCGACGCCGAGTGCGTCCCATCGCTGCGCACCGAGTCGCGGCCAGCGGCCGGCACCGGCATGGTGACCGACCGCCATCGACACCCACGAGTCGCCGAGCCAGTCGCGGCCCAAATAGCCGTTCTCGCAAACGACCGCGCGCGCGCCGGCGCATTCGAAGCGGTCGGCGACGTCGCTGGCGACACCGTACCGACTCCACAGGATGGCGACATCGTCGCGCTGTGGTGGGTCGACGCTGGCGACGAGTTCGAAGCCGGCAGCGGTGATGCCGGCTTCGAACGCCCTGCGGCGTGGTTCAGGCTGTGGCCTGACAAGGCAGACAGCTCGCGCCATGTAGTGCCTTCTCCAGTTGAACGAACGGAAAGCAGAGCAGGTCGGTGCGCCGCGTCGCGTTGACGACACGCACGCCCTCGTCGCGCAGGTCCTTCGCGAGCGGTTTATATTTGGCCAGCCACACGGCGTATTGTGGAAAGCTCTGCAGGTCGCCGGGATGGTCGCCGTGCCAGTGCGTGCGGCCGATTTCGTTGTTGTCGCGACAGTCGAAGCCGAGCAAGATGATTTCTTCCGCGCCGGCTTGATATGCCAGCCCGATAGCCTGCGACCCGCTGTTCGCGCCGACGTTGATGACGCCGCGCGCACGATTGAGTCCCATGCTGTTTTCGCTGCGCACATAGTGCAGCCCGAACTTGTGCGCGGCGAGTTCATCCTGTGTCCACAGCGCGCCGGCGAAATGCCCGGCGACGTCGCCGTGGTATTTTTCCCACCATCGCCCGTCGCAGGCGTAAAGCACGTCGGCCCACGGCGCGCGCTGGTATGACGTGTTGATGACGATGACGCGGCGGTCGACGCCGTTGCGCCAGCGCTCGACCAGTGCGCAGTCGTCGGCGGTCAGGCTGATGCCGCTGGCGATGATGACGACGCTGGCGTGCGGCCAGCGCAGGCCTGCCCACGGCAGCCGGCCCATGTGGCACGTCGCGAGGCCTTTGCGCTGCAGCTCGAGCGCTTCGCGTTCGGTCTGCACGAAGAAGTGCGACGACTCGACGATGGTGCCGACGGCCGGGTCGTTGAACGACACCAGTGCGCGCAACTCGGTCATCGCAGTCTCAGGACCGTCGGTTCTTTTGCGGTGGCGCGCTGCTCGGTCAGGTCGCGCCCGTCTTGGCCGCGCTTGACGGCGAGCGTCCACGCTTTGGCACCGTCTGCCGTTTCCGGCTTCGTGCGTGTCGCTTCGTTGCAGTGCCACGTCGAGCCGCGATAGGTGACGAAGTCGCCGGCTTCATAGTCGCGATCAGTCCACACGCCGCGATAGAGCAGGACCGGAAAATAGAGCAGCGTGGTGGTCTTGGTCTGGCCGACGGTGACGGTCAGCGCGACGCGCCGTTCGTCCTGCTGTTCGATCTGCACGTCGGGCGATTTCCACAGGCGAACCGCTGCCGCTTCCACCGCCTGGTTGATCTGTTCAGGGTCGAGCGCATCGCGTCCGTCGCGCGGCTTCGGCCATGCGGCGAACAGATCGCGCACCAGTGCGTGGACCGCGAGCATGTCGACGTCTTTGCCGGGCGGGCCGTCCTTCGGCTTCGGCCACGCTTCGAACGCGGCGGCCACGTAGGCGGCAGCGGCTTCGCGACAGACCAGCTCCAGTCCGCTCATGTCCACCGGCGGCGCGTCCTTGCCGTCCTTGGCTTTCGGCAGCGCCGCGACTTCGTCCGCCACTTTCGCCGCGATCAGTTCGACGTGCTGCTGCGCGCGCGCGTCCATCGCGGCGAGTATTTCATTGTGATACAAGAGTTCCGGCAGCGGGTCGCTTTCCTTCTTCGCTTTCAGCGCGGCCAGCTCGTCGCGCAGTGGTTGCAGTGCGCGTTCGATGGCGGCGCGCGTGGCTTCCGCGATACTGGCGGCCATCTGTTTCATGTCAGACATAAGCGACCTCCAGCAGAGCGCGCACTTCGTCGGCCAGTTCGCGGTGGAATTCTTCGGCGTCGTAGGTCTTCGCCGGTGGACGCGCGGAAGATGCCGGCTCTGGCGACGACGGTGGTGCCGGCAACGCCGGCGTCGGTGCGGCAGGCGTGGCGCGATTGACCAGTTCGCTTATCGGCCACATCTGGTTTTGCATGAACGGCGCGTCGCCGCCCGGCACCGGCTCAAGGTTTTCGATGCGGCGCGCTTCGTTCGGTGCCATCACGCCCGACGTGAGGTTCGACTTGTTCGCTTCGGCGCGGCCTTGCGGGTCCATGCGCAGCAGGCCTTCCAGGTCCATCTCGGCGCTGTACGGCGGCGGATTCTTGCCGAGTTCCAGCCCTTCGTTCAGCAGCGCTTCGACGGCTTCGATGTAAAGCTGCAGCGTCTGCGAGTAGTAATCCTGATTGAGCGCCGAGACGGAATTGAACGACGCCGGCAGCGAGCCGCCGAGCTTGTACAGCGGCACGTTGAACGCGCGCGCCACGTCTTCGGTCGTCCACTTCAGCTGCTCAATCAGTTGCGAGTCGGTCGGCGTCATCGACATCGGCTCATATTTCAAGCCGTCGCCGGCGACCAAGATGCGCCCGAGATTGCCCTGACCGAAGTCGTGTTCGAAATCTTCCTTCAGCCGCTTCGCGGTCGCGTCCGGTATCGTGCCGGGACTGGTCAGCTGGCCAGACGGTCGACTCATGTTCTGGAAGAAGCGCGCGCTGTTGGCCTGAATCTTCAGGCCCTGCGTCGTGCTGCCCGCGCACGCATAGATCGGCGACACGCCGACCAGCGGATGCCACAGGCACGGGCCGCGATCATGGATGATCGCGTCGGCCGGCACGGTGACCGACTGGTCGACGCCGGCGAGTGTTGCGGTGTGCGCCGAGTCGGTGTCGATGCGATAGAACACGGACCCGTCAGAGGCCACCAGCGGCGTGACGTAGAAGGGATTGAGCGGATAGAGCGCGGTGACGACGCCGCGACTGTCGCGCTCCTTGAACTGGTAAGCATTGCCGTGCAGCAGCTTCCACGCAATCCACATCTGGATGAACTGCAGCCGCGTCTGGTAGCGGTTCGGCTTGTTCAGCACCGCAGCCAGTGGTGACGCGCGGCCCACTTCTTTCCAGACGCCACCTTTGCCCTCTTCCATCATCTTGATGCGCAGCTTCGCGATGTCGCCCGAGATGAGCGCGACGCACGAATAGACGGCCGAGAACGCCAGCATGTTCGCCGGCGTCACCGGCGCGGTGTAGCGCTGCCACGCGCCGGCAAACGGTTCCCATATCGCACCCATCCAGCCACCGCCGCGCCCGGCCTGCGCCAGCGGCGTGACGTCGGTGACCATGTCCATGCCCTTCTCGAGCGCGGGCGGTGGGTCCATGCCGTCGTAGTTCGCGGCGGTTTTAAACAGGCTCATTCTTCCGCCGTCAGATCGCGTCGGCGATAGCGTCCGCGCGGCGTCGGCTCTGGTCGAGCTGCAGGTGCAGGCATATCCGCAGCGGCCGGCACGCGTGCCGAGCCGCTTTTGAGCAGCTGCTTCAGGTCGGCGTCATCAGCATCGAACACGGCACCGCGCACGTGCAGCGCGCCGCCGTAGAAAATCCGCTTGCAGGCAATCATTCGCACAGTCGCACCCTTCATCAAAAGAAGGGGCCAGCCACGTGCAGCCGGCCCCCTTGCTCAGCAGGAAAAGTCCCGAGCTACAGCGCGAGGTTCGACCACACGGCGACGACGTGCGCTCGACGTGGTGCGTAATTGATGAAGCGCACCGCACGAATGCCGACAAGGCCGTTCTGCCACAGGCTGACCAGCGAAGTCGCGCCACCGGTCGGCGTGTCCGTCATTTCGACCGATGCTTCCATCGACAGGTCGACCGCGATGCCGCCGTCGTCCGCCATCAGAATTTCGGACTCCTTGACCAGCACGGCAATCGTGTCGCCGACCGAGACGGCGCTGAATGGCACGTTTTGCGACGTGATGACCGGGAAGCCCTTGAACGTGCCGCCGTTGACGTTGATGTCGGGAAATGCCAGCGGCCCTTGCGCGGTGCGCAGCGTGCCGATGTTCAGCGCCGTGCGCGGATTCATAATCCAGGTGCAGCCACTCGGTGGCACCTTGTTGTTGACCAGCTCCATGATGACGGCCGACGTGTCGGTGTCGACGCTGGCGATGGTGGTGCCGGTCGATTGAATCTTCACCGCAGCGAAGGTGATCGACGCCGGCGAGACACCGGCGACCGCCGCGACGGTCGGGTCGATGAACTGATGGTCGGCATACGCTGCAATCGCTTCGGCGAGGTCGTTGCGGATGACGCCTTCGGCGCTCGGCGTGGAGAAGCGCGCCAGTTCTTCGGAGATGACGACGATGGTCGCGATCTTGGTGATGCCGAGCGCGATGGTGTCGAACACTTCCTTGGACAGCGGCATCGGCTTCGCTTCGCCGACCCACTTCGACGCCGACGCGCCGGCGGTCATGCGCGCCACCTTGACGTTGAACGGCATCTTGCGCGTCGCGGTCAGCCGCCCGAGTATCGTCATCGGATAAAGGAACTCGACGAACTCGGAAGCCATCTGGTTGACCGGCGCGAGCGGCCCGGCCCACGACGCGTCCGTGGTGACGCCCGGCGCGACCGCTGCCTTCTGGTTCATCAGCAGCGATTCGATCTGGCGCGGTCCTGCGCGCAGCCGCAGCGCCTGTTCCACTTCCGGCGTCGAGTCGCGCCACATCTTCGCGCGCTCCAGCGCTGCCGTCGGGTCGTTCTTCGAATCGGCGATGGCGATGCAGTAGCGCACGAACGGCATGCCCTTCGGCAAGTTCGCGTTCGGGCGCAGGATGAAGTCGCGAGCGCGGCCACGCGCCGGTTCCTGCACGTCATCGGTCGACGCTGTGCCGCCGCCGTTCGCTTTGGTATCGACCGGCGCTGCGGACGCGACGACCGACTTCTGCACTTCGCGCATGCGCTTGAGCTGCACGTCCGCCGCCTTGATTTCGTCGGTGAACTTGTCGAACTCTTCGCCCTCTTCGGGCGTCATGTTGGTGGCGCGCTCGACGGATGCGTCGAGCAGTGCCTTGCGCGCCGCTTCGGCGGCCGCGCGCTTCGCTTCGTAGCCGGCGATCTGTTCGGCAATGGTTTGCATCGTGTTTCCTTTCGATGGTTTTTTGCCGGAGTCGCCCGGTGTGGAAGATGCCGTCGCAGCGCTGGTGCCGGTCGCGGCGCGCTCGACTTGCAGGTCGAATGACTTGATGGAAGTGATGGTCGCGTCGGCGTTCGCGGGAATCGTCACCAGCGAAAGCTCGAGCCATTCCCATTCCAGAAAACGAATTCCGCCCCACGGGTCTTTCGCGTTGACCGGTTCCATCTTGGTCGGAATGAAACCGATGGAGACGCCACGGATGAGCTTCAGCTTCATCTCGGCCCACGCGACGTCGAAGCGTTCTTTCAGTGTCGGCGGTGCGTCGATCTGCTCGACGTGGCCGCGCACCTGGATGCCGTCGGCCGTGACCTGCGCTTCGGTCACCAGACCAATCGGCAGGTCGGTCTTGTGGCCCTTGATGAACGAGACGGGCAGCTTGAAGCGCGCGCCGTTCGGTTCAACGATGTCGCCCTGACGGTCGGTCGATGGTGTCGAAGCCGTGGCTTCGAACGTGCGCGCGTTGTCGTCGAATTGCTTGATGTCCAGACGCGCCCAGCATTGCACTGGTGCTGCGCCTTTCTGCGACAGTCGCGCGATGCGCTCGCTGTACTGCTCGCGCTGGTCGGCCACGATGGTTCCTTCACGCGTTCAATGGGCCATCGACCTCCCTAGATCGCGAACAGCTGAAACTTCGGCGGCTGCGTCACCACCAGCGGCATGCTGCCGAAGGCCATCGCCATCGCCACCATGCCGTCGATGCGACCAGTGCTGCGCATCTTGTTGAACTTGCGATTCCCGGCCGGGTCCGTCAGCGTGGTCGCGTTCGCGGCGCACATGCGCAGCACCGGATTGCCGGCGTGCGCCACGCGATTCGACAACAGCTGCCGCTCCATCACGTCGAGCGCCGGTCCCATGTCGCGGAAGCCCTGACCGAAAGGCCGCAGCAGATCGACGAACGCGGCGGGCGCATCCTGCCGCGACAGCGCGGCCTTGAAGACGTCGATGCGCCACCGGTCGAACGCGATGCCCTTGAGTCGCCCGTGCCACTCCGCTGCCCACTCCAGCACTTCGGCGGCGACGAAGTCGTAGTCCACCGTCGCGCCCGGCGTCAGCCGCAGAAAGCCCTGCTGCGCCCACACGTCGTAAGGCACATGGTCGCGCCGCGAGCGCTCGAGGACGCCGACTTCCGGTGCCCAAAAGCGCGCGCCGATGTTCCACTGGTCGGCCGCTTCCCATGTCCACACCAGCGCGCACAGATCGTTGACCGCCGACAGGTCCAGCCCCGACCAGCAGTCGTGCAGCCCCTCGTGCGGCACCATGTCGCGGTCGCCTTTGCTCCAGACGTCGTGCGACACGAACGGCGACGACGACTCGACGCGCTGGTTCAGGTGCAGGTTGCGAAACGTCGGCGCGAACGATGGCATCTGCTTCGCCTTCGTGGCCTGCTTCTCCATGTCGGAAAGCGAACGGAACACGCCAAGCGCAGGATTCGATGCGCGCCATGCCGCCCGGTCGTCCAGTGCGCAGTCCTTCGGCGCTTCGTACAGCGCCAGCACGGTGTGCGGATTCTCGCCGTGCCGCGCTTCGTCTATCCACAGCGACAGCATGTCGGTGTCGCTTGCCGCCTGCGTGCTGATGACCAGCAGCAGCGGTCGTTCGTAGGCACCTTGCGACGACTGAATCGCATCGACGAACTCGCTGCGCGGTCCCTTCACCTGTCCGACCTCGTCGAGTATCGCCACCACCGGCGAGATGCCGTGGATGCGCTTGCCGTCCGCTGCGAGCGCGCGATACTCGACGTTGCACATCAGACCGAACAGACGCTTGCGCGACGGCACGATGCGCACCACCTGGTCGAGCGCCGCATTCAGTCGCACCATCTTCGCCGCATAGTCGAACACAAGGCCGCTCTGCTCGCGCGACATCGCACCGGACACCACCTGCGAGTTCTGCACCGCTTCCGGTCCCGCGACGTGCGCCAGCACCAGACACGCGATGAACGTCGTCTTGCCGTTCTTCTTCGCGGTCGACAGAATCGCCAGCTCGGTGTGCTGCGCGTTGTCGTAGGTCCGAAAGATGAAGTCCTTTTCGAACGGCTCCAGCACCACCGGCTGGCCGAGCAGTTCGCCTTCTGGCACACGACAGAAGACTTCGATGAACGCAATGACCCGCTCGGCCCTCGTGCGTCGTTTCGCGACAGATCTTTTTTTCACTGCACCGCATGGCCCGGCGTCGCCAGTAAGCCATCATCATCGCGTTGCGCAAGAGTGAGCAGTTCGCGCGCCGCCACTTCCGTCTCGCGCGACTTCGCCACGTCCGCCGCCGGCCCGACCACCAGCGCCGACTGCAGACCGAGCAAGCGCGTCAACGTCACCGCACGCCGCGACAGCGTCTCCAGCAGCGAGTGCTTCGCGTTCATGACGACCGTGCCGCGCTCGTTTTTCAACGTGTCGCCTTCTTCGCGAATCTCCAGCGATATGCGCTCAATATCGGCCAGACACCGCGCCAGATTCGCCCCGTGATGCAGGTCGGTCTGCGACCATTCCGAACGCGCCCGCGACGACGACACCAGCTCCCAAAATGGCACGTCGCCATCGCGCAACTTCACCGTCGCCGGCGGCTTCACCGGACCAAGCGCCGCAGCGGCAAACGCAGCCACAATGCTCGACGTGGTGTCGGATGGCTGCCGCTTCACGCGCTTCGGCATGGCTCTGCCCAGTTCCAAAAAAAGCGAAGG